TTCACGTGGAGCACCTGCAAGCATTTCCATCTTGTTCTCTAGAGCCTGAATCTGGAAGTCTGCGTTCAAGGCTGTAGTATCAGGTGCTAGGTAGCCTACGTCACCTTCTTCGCCCATGTAGATACGTGCTGCAGGTTCGAAGTCAAAGTCCTCAACGTCACCACGAATCTTGATGATCGGGTATGCGATCTGGTCGAAGACATCAGCCTTTAGGTTTTCTAGATGGTCGATGCGGTACTGCATACCGACAAGATTATCTAGAGGACCCATAGCGTATAGGTTGTCAGGACGCTCACGCCAGCCAGCGTGGAAAATAGAAGCCTTACCTAACCAGCTTGGGTTCTGTTCGTTCATCAAGACATAAGAACGATCAACGACTGTGATGACACGGTTCTTATGGAACTTACCTTCTTCTGAATCGTAGATGTCACCGTAGAATGTAAGTAGTTCTACGTAGTTTGATTCATAGTATTCTGTGAGTGTAGCGAAACCATCTGCTGTGTAGGCTTGTGATTTGTTTACGTCTACCTCTTGTCCTGACATAGCTGAACGGTTAGCCAGCATTTTGTCAAGTACTTCCTGCATGTACTTGTTGTCAATAGACTCTTCTACCTTACGTGCAACTTCACCTAGGGTTAGAATTGAACGGACAATTTTAGGGCTATCTCCGAAACTTGGGGCAAGTGGATTGAAGCAGATGTCAAAGGGGCTGATACGGACAAGTTTAGGTCCAATATAGTTGACAATACGTTCTCCGTCGTCGTACTCAGTGTAATCTCTGGAGAAGTCAACTGTTGCGAAACAGTTACCGTACTGGATGTAGTCATTGATTAACTTACTTACTGTGTTCTCAAAGTCTGACTGACGTACTTTGTTTTCCATGTACGCCTGAATAACATCACGTTTACTCTTTACATCTGAGTCAGGATCGTGTGCTTCGAACTTGAAGAAACGTTGTTGAGGAAATAATGCTGAGAAATAGTTTGCGTGTAGGTTATCCGCAATCTGTGTTAGCTTGGGCGTAGTTGTACTATTGGTCCAAGGTAGTTTACTGTTAGAAGTAGTACGAGTATCTGTTGCGTAAATGTAATTACGAAGTTCTTTCCACTCTTCAATCTTTGTTTGACGAGCATTGTTCCACGTTGTCCAACGATCAGCAATGTCTGATGCCAGAGCATGAGGTTCAATTAGCTGATCAATGTCAATAGTTGTTCCAGCCATTAGAAGGAAACTCCACCGAATCTTGAATTAAACTGCACTACATTATCTCTTTGACGACGGACTGAACGTGCAGGTTTGACAGCCATGTCTACGACTGAAGCTAAAGCATCTATCACGTCATCATGTGCAGGGTTACGTGATGATAGTTCTTCTTCTAGTATTTGTGAGTTACCACCACGATAGTGCCAGATACTCATGTTATCGTACCGTGGTTCTAAGACAGCAGCGATACGCTCTTGTTTGTTACCCTGACTTTTGTTAGGGCGGTACTCGTCGATGCTTACGGCAAGTCCATGTTGCTTGATAAGTTCTTTAAGCTGTCGGACGATTGCCATTTGTGCAACAGTTGTTTCTGCTCTGAGTTTTCTAAAGGACCACTTGTTGGATAGGTGTAGGATGTGGTCGAAGTAATCAGAGATTCGGTCAGTCCTGAATCTGTCGATGTCCAAGACGTATACGTTGTTTTCTGCATCTATACCTACCACGACAATAGCTGTGTAATCAGCACGTTTAGATAAACTAAAAGCAAAGTCCACCGCAGCGAAGACGTTAAGTCTACTGTCTTTGTAATATGTGTATCCATTGTCCTCACGGATGTGCTTACGGTCATAGTATTGGAACTTGTCAGGACTTACAGGTACGTTGTCAGGATCGGATGGATCGTTGTAGTACTGTGCTCTGAACTGTCCTTTGTCTAAGTACTGACCACGTTTCTTGGCTAGTACCTTCATGTCAAAGCCGAACCACTTACCGTCCTTGCGTTGACAACGAGGCCATAGGAACTCACCTGTACCGTCACCGTTATCTTCTACAGGCTTCTCGAAGATTTCGTAGATGTTATCCTCACCGATCTTCTCACCGTTGTCATCGTACTGATCCTCAACCATCTGTAATAGATCGTTGTATAGATCGGCAGGATGGTAACGTGTACCTACTACCCACTCTTTAGCATCTGCACCTTCGATAGATGAAAGTAGTGAGTATTGGCTTTTTACTTTGTTACGACCTTCGCCTGTGTAAGCGTTCTCATAGACAACAACATCGTCCAAGACAGCAATGTCACAGTGCATACCTGTAAGAGAAGTGGTAAGACCGCCTGTAAAAACTGATGGATCACGTACATTTTCTTTCTTACGTAGAGGATGGTCTAACATGATCTCTGAGTTAGTCCAACGTGTGCGCTTACCTTCGTCTGCGTTTACATGCTCAGGCCAGTACCGACGGTATATCTCTGAGGTAAGGATACCTTTGATAAACCCAAGTTGTTTCTCAGCGAGGTTAGCTGTAGCTGAAATGTAAAGAATACGCAAGGTAGGATTCTTAGTAAGTTCCCAAGCTACACGGTATGCAATAAGTCTTGACTTACCGTGGTCACGTGGGAAGAGAAGTAACTGATGAGACTTGGAATCTTCACGTGTCCACCAGTTACATACGTCTTCATGGCATTGTCCTAGAACCTGTTCAGGAGCAACTAACTTGATGAATGTCACCAAGTCAGTCTCTGCTGCCTGTTTAATTTGTTCTAGGGTTGCCATTATTAAGGTTTAGTGGGCCATGTTATATTCTCAGGAAACCCTGCTTGTGCTGGTACATCACGCAAAGCCTGACGGTAGTCTATTTCTGCTTGGGTCATCGTGCGGTCTGAGTTTGCCCACCAATCGGTTTCAGCAAGAAGATCATTTCTTTTTCCTTTAGCTTCACTTTCTGATATTGCAGAAGCAGCTTCTGCATCCGCTTGAAGTGCTCCATTTACAACCCTCTGAGCATAATTTGGTACAGTATCTGATGTTTGTATTACATCAGTGTCGGCATCATCAGCCCAAGCATTGTTTTGAGAAAAAGCAAAAATATTGCCTGTTTGTATATTGTATGCGTAATAGGCCATTTTTTACCTCACTGAATGTTGTAGATTTTTACTTTGTTGGCTCCAACGGAATTAGCAAGGTCTAGCCGCCAATCGGTGCTAAAGTGGATAAAACCTTTTCTGTAGACTCCATAAGCAACAGTCAACGTGTTATTTGACCAATTTGAAGTATACGAATTATCTTGGTTCGCCGACCAAAGAATTGCAGATTCCAAAGTCCCTGAGCCTATGTTTAGATATGCTCCCCCACCAAAATAGGACGTAAAAAAAGCCATAAGCCAATAGACACCAGCAGGTTGAGTTCCACTATTGCTAGTCCCTGAGCTACTCCCAAACTCAACCAGCTTGTCGCCGCTCAAATCCAAGCCACCACCAACACCAGCACTGCCAAGTGCAGTAACCGTAGTACTATCTACGCTTGTAATGTTTGTTAAGGCTCTACTGTTATCAATAACCGTAGTGCCGTTTACCTGTATAGCCATCTTCGTATTCCTCTACTATTAGCTAATTGTTTGATTTGTGTTTACATTGCCGACAACGTCTAGGTTACCTGCAGCATCTAGTTTCATCAGGTTTGCACCGCCTGTTGAAAAGTATAAGGCACCGCCACTCTCAGTGACAGTCCAGTTGTTAATTACTAGGGTTGTCGAAGCTGTAAGAGTTGTACCTGTAATACTTGTAAGAACCAGAGGATCAGGTACAGCACCTGCCGTTTCTAGGGCCAGCGGATGACCACCTGCTGTAGTTCCGTCGTGAACAACAATAGTGTTTTTAGTTGTGTCAACGGTTACCTCACGTAAACCACCTGTGAAGGTAGAGTGTTCAGCCGTTGTACCACCACGGAGTTTTAGCTGCGTTGCTGGCATATTATTCTCCTAGCTTTTCTTTAAGAGCATCTATCTGCTCTTGCTGTTCTTTGATCGCTTCGATCAGGACACCGACGATGTTACTGTATTTGACAGACTTGATGCCGTTGTCATTGATGTTTACCAACTCAGGTAGAACCTCTTCGACTTCCTGAGCGATTACACCGATGTCTGGAACGCTTGTAGCTTTCCAATCGAAGGATACCCCACGTAATGCCTTTACCTTATCCAGTGAGCCTGTCAGTGTCTCTACGTTAGTTTTAAGTGTAGCATCTGATGTTGTGTTGAAGTTGGCTGCGGTGACTGTTGAGAAAGTCGGGCTACTCGAAGTGTTCAAAGATTGGTTTGCTGTGAATGTTGTGTAACCACTAGGGTTCGATGCTGGGTAGTAGTAAGAACCCTGTTGACCGTCTAGTGTATCAGCGTCTAGACCAGAACCTGCTCCGTCTACTGTTTTGATAGCTGTTAGTATTTCACTAGCAGTTTGATCACCTGTAGCACCAGCTTCGATACCATCTAGCTTTGCACCGTCGGCAGATACATCACGTCCGTCAAAGGTTTGACCTGCAACGAAGTTGATGTTACCTGTCATTGTACCACCAGATAGGTCTAGTTTTGTAGACAAATCTACTGTTGACCATGCGTAGTCAGTTCCGTTCCAGCCTAGGTATTGACCAGAGGTCGCACCTGAGGTATTAAGGTGTGTGTCTACAAGAGGCTCTACGTTGGCTGCGTCAGTTACATCTGCACCTGATTCAATACCATCTAGTTTAGCACCATCAGCAGATACATCACGACCATCAAAAGTCTGTGCTGCATCGAAAGTAATAGTCCCAGTCATAGTACCACCAGCTAGTGGTAGTTTAGTGGCTATGCTGTTTGTTACTGTGGTGCTGAAGTTAGCATCGTCACCTAGTGCAGCGGCAAGTTCGTTTAATGTGTCTAAGGTTGCAGGTGCTGAATCAACAAGACCTGAAATCTCAGTGTCTACATACTGTTTAGTTGCGGCTCCTAGATTAGTAGTAGGGTCAGCATCAAGAGTAAGTGTGCCTGTAAGTGTACCACCTGTCAGAGCTAGGAAACCTGAACCAGCCGTTACACCTGCGGTCCAACCTGTACCATCGTAAACTTTTAGTACACCAGTCGTTGAGTTGAAAAACAAGTCACCAACGTCAAGACTTGTAGTTGGGTCTGTTGTGCCGATACGGTATGTTTCACCAAAGCTATTAACATTAGCAAGGTTTGCAGCCACAGTGTTTACGTTAGCGATATCTGCACCAACAGCGTTTACATTGCTGATAGAACCTGCAACGGTTGTTACGTTAGCATTGTTTGTAGCTACTGTTGAGACATCAGAAGAAATACCTGCTACTGTAGTTACGTTAGCGTTGATTCCTGCTACCGTTGTGATGTTAGCATTGTTAGAGGCTGCTGTGGTAATATCCGCACTGATAGGTGCTAGGGTATTAATATCTGCTGAATCACCTGCTACAGTGTTAATGTTCGTAGCATTTCCTGCGACAGCGGTTACGTTTGCGTTATTAGTTGCGACTGTGCTCACGTCTGCTGAAATACCAGCTATCGTTGTAACATTTGCTGAGACACCAGCCACTGTAGAGATGTCTGCTGTGTTTCCAGCAGCGGTTGTGATATCTGCTGTGATAGCACCTAAGGCACCAATCTCTGTATCTAATCCAGCTACAGTTCCGATATCAGCCGCATCCGCTGCGACAGCATTGATGTTAGTTGCATTACCAGCTACTGAAGTTACGTTAGCACTAATACCAGCTACGGATGTTACATCAGCAGCGATACCACCTACAGTAGCGATGTTCGCTTCGTTACCAGCGACAGAGGTTACCTCAGCGGAAATACCTGCGACTGTTGTAATGTTAGCGTCATTACCTGCAACTGTACCTATGTCATCTAGGTTATTAAAGACCGTGACAATAAAACCATCAGGTGAGCCTGAAGTACCTGATGTTGCGTCTGTGATAAGACCGAAGTCATACTCAGACCCAGCGACAAAACTACCAGAAGCTAGGTCGTCACCTACCACCTCGATTTCGTCTAGGTAAGGTTGAACAGAGTTATAAGCTGTCTCTGTGGCTGTCTGTGCTGTCTCTGCCGCTGTTTGTGCAGCTTCTGCTGCTGTCTGAGCATCCTGTGCGTCTGATGCTGCATCTCTTACAACCTGAACAAAGTCTTGTCCTGAAGAGTCTGTAAGAGTATTTACGTTGGTGATGTCGTTTCCGTTAAGGTCCAAGTCAGCAGACATGGTGTTAGGAGCGGAACCATCACGTGAGATTGTATTATCGAAAGCCTCTTGCAAGGCTGTGAAGTTATCGTTAAGGGCAGTCGTTGAGGTATACCCTGACGAGATGTTTGTTATGGTAGGTCTTTTAGCCATGTTACTGAATCTTTATTCCTAGCCTATCGGCATCCTCTGACAACAATGCCAATGCCTGTTTATCTTGCTCTTGTTGTTCTTTTGCCGCCAGTTTCTTCTTGGCTTGTGATGCATTATCTTTATCTAGCCAACCCTTCTCTAGAAGTAACTTGGCTGCGCTGAACGAACTACGTCCACCTTCTTTCATCTCCATAGCAATCGCTTGGATTGCCTGAGACTTAACCTTGATCTCTACTTCGTTCTGCCAACGCTTAACGAACTGTGCTATCTGTGGAGCCTTCTTAATCTTTTCCCAAACTTCCCAAGACCCGAAGACTGTCTGTGCGAACTCATACTCTGTAGGATCGTTAGGTACCATGGCAACGTATAGCTGTTGCAATGACACCATCTTACGTCCGTTGACCTCTATGTCCTGCTCTTTCGTGGTGAAGATAGCGTACTCTGGGTCATTGTATGATAGTTCGTAGAACAAACTCTTGGTACGTGTAATACCGTTTGTTGTCTTGAGTTGGTCGAAGGTGAACATGGTTTTCCACATATAAAAACGAATCACTTGTGTTATGATAGCATGTATGGTTACACTTTGTCAACACTTTTCTTAAAGAAAAATTAATTTAGTTTTCTTTACGATTTTTGTTTAAGTGACGCTACGTCACTATAGACAGAGTATGAATTA